AATCTATCGGGCAAGCAAATGGCCGCGATGAAATTGTGGCATATTGCAAAAAGGTAACGTTTTGACAGAAAGGGGAGTGTATGACTGAAAAAAACTGTATTGATTGTAAAAATCTAAAAGCAAAAATACCGATTAAAAAAGCTGTTATAAGTGCAAAAACAACTTATTCAGTAAATCCGCGGCATTATCAAACAATAAAACCAAAAACCAAAAATAAATCATTCGGTTCGTTGGTGATTGATTACGACAATGCAACAGTATCATGTGCTGCTGGTATGATTGTGATGGAAATTACAGGCAAAGAGGCTAAGGATAAGATATTTAAAAACGTGTTAAAGATTGGAAAACATTATAAAAATAAAACATTTAAAAAAATAGCTGAAAAATGTCCTTACTACGAAAGCATGGAAGATGAATAAAAATGCGGATTCCCCCTGGGCGTCAGGTAGGGAACAGATACTCGAATTATTAAGCCAATATACTAACATTACGACATGGCAGACCATAAGGACGTGGAAGCGCGACTATGGTCTGCCTATCCGATATTTTCCAAATGGCACGCCATTTATTCTTGAAAATGAGTTTAAATCATGGGCAATTAATTTTGATAAAATAAAAAAACAAAAAAATACCTAATTTCACCCCTATTTCACCCCTTTTTTGCCTAGTCTTCACGTTTTAATCGCCTCACACATATTTAAACAATCAAATACAATTAAGCCGCCATGAAAAAGCAGCAGACTACGGCCGCGGAAATAGGCGCAAAAGCCGCGCAACTCGCAATGGAGGAAACGGCGAAGGAATGCAAAAAGGCGGGTCTTACAAAGTCGAAAGTCTTAAAGCGTATCCGCGAGGGGCTAGATGCGCACGTAATCAAAGCGACATACGACAAGGATATGTCCGGTTTCGCGTACTCGAAGCCGCTGGTGGATCACAATGTGAGGCTGGACGCGGCAAAGCTGGCAATCGAGTTGTTGAGGATGAAGCCGCCCGCGCAGGTCGAGTTTCCCGATGAAACCGGGAAACCTCAGCGCATCACGGGGGATGTATTCACGGACATGGAACGGGCAACGCGGCTAGTTTACCTGATGAATCAGGCAGCAAAAAGGAAAAAGGCGGATGGCAAAAAGCGCGGCGGCAAAGATTGAAGAAATAACCGACATTCTGTCAACACTGACCGACGATGAGCGGGCGGAGTTTGATGAGATTGTCGGCGCTTCTTTGCCTGTCTGGGTTCCGATGCCCGGGCCGCAGCAAGACGCGCTGGATAGCATGGCGGATATTGTTTTCTACGGCGGCGCGGCTGGTGGCGGTAAATCGGATTTGCTTCTTGGCGCGGCGTTAACGGAACACACAAGCTCGATTATTTTCAGGCGGCAAGCGACGCAGCTTGTCGGTATTCAATCGCGGTTACTGGATGAAATTCTGAAATCAAGACAGGGCTGGAACGGGCAGCAGGATATTTTACGAATGCAGGACCGGCGAATTGAGTTCGGATCGTGTTCAAACGTCGGGGATGAAATCAAGTATCAGGGGCGTCCTCACGATTTTATTGGCTTTGATGAAATCACACACTTTCAAGAATCACAATTCCGGTTTTTGATCGGCTGGCTGCGAACGACCAAGCAGGGCCAGCGATGCCGTGTGATCTGTGCGGGAAATCCGCCGACGGATGAAAACGGCCGGTGGGTAATTCAGTATTGGGCACCGTGGCTCGATGAAAAACATCCGAATCCTGCACAGCCTGGCGAGGTTCGCTGGTTTACCACCATCGACGGCAAGGACGTGGAAGTAGAGTCCGGCATGCCGTTTAAGCTCAATGGGCGGATGGTTCAACCTCTTTCAAGGACGTTTATCAGTTCTAAGGTCACAGATAACCCATTTTTATTGGCGACTGGCTACGAGGCCACGTTACAGGCGCTTCCAGAGCCTTTACGCTCTCAAATGCTCAATGCTGATTTTAAAGCCGGTATCGAGGATTCGGTTTGGCAAGTTATTCCGACACGATGGGTTGAACTGGCAATGGAGCGATGGACGCCGGACGGTCAGCGCGGGGAAATGGATTCGTGCGGCGCGGACGTGGCCCGTGGCGGTTCGGACTTCACGGTTGTTTCAACACGATACGGCAACTGGTACGCGCCGCTTAAACGATGGCCAGGGAAAGAGACGCCAAACGGATCAGTGACAGCGGGTTTGATTGTTTCCTGCCTGCGAGATGGCGCGCCGGTGCATGTGGACGCGCTCGGTGTTGGCGGCGAAACGATAGGCCATTTGGAATCAAACGGGATGCAGGTTGTCCCTGTGGTCGGATATGACACGGATTCATGTGTGGCCCAAACCGACAAAGCGACCGGCAAGCTGAAATTCCGCAACTTGAGGGCGATGATATGGTGGCGCTTCCGGGAAATGCTGGACCCGGAAACGGGTTCGCGCGTGGCGTTGCCTCCCGATCCGAAGTTGAAAGCCGGGTTGTGTGCGCCGTTATGGAAGCTTACGCCGGGCGGTATTCTGATTGAATCAAAAGAGGAAATCAAAAAGCGTTTGGGCCGGTCCCCGGATGATGGGGACGCGGTCGTTTATTGCTCCATGTCCACGATGAAGGTTTCCGCAATGCGGAGGCTCCCGCAGATGCAGGACAATGGAGCTGATATATTCACCTATGGCCGCGATGTACGGTCGGCCGATTATAATCTATTCGGGAGGCGATAATATGGCTGAGATGCTCGGCGCATTTTTGATGAAAAAAATCATCTTTGACCGCCGGATCGGTGGGGGGCCCGACAAATCCCCTGTTTTTATTCCGCCCAAAAAGGCACCGGAGGCCCCGAAAACGGCAAGCGTGCCACTGACTCCGGGGAATATGCCGACGGACGACACGGCGGGCAGCAACGCCGCTGTGAAGGATGAAAAGCGGCGGATACTAAAAGCCATGCCGACGGCAACGGAGAAGGAATTTGCAGGCGATAAAGCAGGCGATAGAGCCCCGGTCCAGAAAAAACGGCTTCTGGGCGCAGGCAAATCCGGGCGTGACACTACGGGAGCGGCGGTATAATGGCGACACCTGCTGACGGTAAAAAAATTGTTGAGATATACAACCGACTCGATAGCGACAAAGCTGCGTATCAAGCGCATTTGCGCGAAATATCCGAGTATCTAGTGGCGGTTAAATTTCTCTATGATCAATGGGTCGCAGGGGGGAAGAGGCACAAAAACATTTACGACGGCACAGCAATCCGGGCGCATCGTGTTTTTGCCAATGGGTTGTTCGGCAATTTGACGCCGCAGGCTGCGCCGTGGTTTTCGCTTACGGTAAAGAATAAATCCATCGCGGAAATATCCAACGTGAAATATTGGCTGGCCGACACGACTGACCGCATGCGTTCAGCTATAAACGCATCAAATGCCCCTTTAGCGCTTCAGCAGGTTTACCGGTCCGAAGGGTGGGCTGGGACTGCGGTGCTTTATGTCGAACCAGGTAAACGATATGCGTTGAACTGCCAGGCGTTCTCTGTCGGTAATTGCTGCGTGTTGGAGGACGCTGAAGGCGTTGTAGATGCGCTGTACCGGCTTGAACGGTTTACCTGTCGGCAGATGATCCAGAAATGGGGGGATAAATGCTCTGAGAAGGTTCAAAAGGCCCACAAGGATCAAAAATATACCGAAACATTTGACGTGATTCATGCAGTGTATCCGCGCGACGACTATAATTGGTCAAAATCTGATAATCTCAATATGCCGTATGCGTCAGTATGGGTTGAAAAAGAGGCAAAGAATGTCCTGGCTGAATCCGGTTATCAGGAATTCCCCTATGCCGTGCCGCGATGGGAGAAGGATGAAAACGAGCAATACGGCCGCTCTCCGGGCATGGATGCGCTGCCAGATGGGCGAATGCTTAATCAGATGTGTTACGATAATTGGCGTGGCATTCAAAAGCAGATTGACCCGCCGCTTCTGGTGACCTCCGAGGCCGCTCTGTCAACGACCGTCACGCGTCCCGCAGGAATTATCTACCATAAACCGGGGCATGAGCCGAAACAACTGCAAAGCAATGGCCGTTTCGAAATTGCGTTGGAAGTGGAAGAGGGCAGACGCCGGGCAATTAGGGAAGCCTTTTATAACGACTTATTTCAACTGCTGGCGTCTGATAACCGGACGGACCGGACTGCCTATGAGATCAGCAAGCGGCTAGAAGAAAATATTTACATTCTTGGTCCGGCTCTGGGACGGCAGCAAGTGGAGTTACTGG